GCTGGTGTAAGATTCGGTCTAGCCATTGTTCGATTCCTTTACTGATTCACAGTCACAGTGTGATTATACCGCTCGACTCTTTTAAAGTCAAGCTGTTTCTCGTTCCCACACATATTTGTAGGTATACTTACCATCAGCCCACTTGCGCATGCTGACGAACTTATAGCCTCTCCGCTCGATCTCGCTAATGATTCGGTTGGTGTAGGATACAGATCCCGTGAAGATCTTTTCTACTCGAATCTTAATCATAATCAAACCTCCGCAGTTGTGTTGTACCAGTTGTCGGTCTCAAGGCGGTCTTCGCGGTCGAGATCAGAGCGATGGTCGCCGAAGAAGTTGTAGTATTCCTCGTCGTCCATCAGCTTCTCGCAGTAGGCGAAGAGGTCGCCGTCCTGATACAGACGCCAGACGTTCCCCTTCTCGTCGGTGTATGAGGCGTCGCTAGTAATTGAATCCCAGGTGTCCCAATACAATTCGTTCTCGGGTCCAGCCTGAAGAATCTCGATATCTTCGGCAGTGACTCCATCCCAGTTACCGCCGAAGTCGGCGAAGTCGCGAGGGATATAGACGCCACGATTATCAGACAGAAGGATTTCGATACCAGACATTTGCGTTCTCCTTGTTTCAACTTATAACCTACTATACCGCGATGACGTTTTAAAAACAAGTCCTTTTTGCTCCTTGTTTTTAAAAGAGCGACGAGGTAATATAATGTATGAGTTGATGAGGAGAACGAACCTATGGATATCGCGCACTTTGAACTTCCTACGCACTGGGCGGTCGCTCTTATGTATGGCGATGAGAGCATTTTTGAAGACAACGACGAGGACTTCAAATCTTACAGCTATTTCGTAGACGAGATGGAGCGTCAATACGGACAGTGCTGGTGCGTTGACGTTGGCGACGAAGAGTTCTTCTCTTTCTTTCACGACGCTACGCCGTTCGGAGTCGGCGGCTCTGACTGCTACAAATATGCGTTCGATATCACGAAGAGGGCTTGATTTTAAAAGCCAGACGAGGTATGATTGTATATAAGTTGATGAGGAGAACGAAAATGTGCAATAAGACAATCTACACAGTTTACGGCGACTACGGCACCGACGACGAGAACATTCTGTTCGACTCAGAGTATCTCTCCGATGCGATTGACTTCGTCAAGCGATACATTCGCTGGGGCGATATGGGCGGGTATAAGGTAATTGAGGTCATCTCCCTCGACCCGATGGGAATTGAGTTTGTTGAGGCGAACTGGTTTGACGAATCAGTTTACGCTTGATTTTAAAACGCTACCGAGGTAAGATAGTTTATAACTTAATGAGGAGCCTGAACATGAATAAGAACTACCGCAAGATTCCCCTTGATAAGCTCGAGTCTACTCGCCTCTCTATTCGGGCGCATCTTAAGTTCCTTGAAGAGACGACTGGTAAGAAGTACGCCATCCGCACTTTCTACCTTGGCCCTCGCAAAGAGCAATCCTCTAAGTATCATACTATCCGTCAGGGCACGACGAATAAGGCAGACGCCTACGCAGCGAAGATTGCGGTCTATCGTATCACTCGCACGGCGACTCGTGACGGTCGTGCCTGGAATTATACAGAGCTCGATCATTACATTTGATTGGGCTTGATTTTAAAACGCTACCGAGGTAATATAGGTTATCAATCAGGAGAGAGAAAAATGGATAAGCAATTCATCTTCGACGCATTCGACGAGCTCGAGACCGTGTGGGATAAGATTCAGTTTCTGAAGGAGCTTCAGCGCATGAATCTTCCCTACGACATTAACTATGAGGCTCTGATCGCCGCATGGGAAATTCGCGCTCCCAAGGCGGATTGATTTTAAAAGCCAGAAGAGGTAATATAGGTTATCAATCAGGAGAGAACAAATGGCTACTCGTTCCGCTATCGGCTTCGTTGAGTATGACGGCTCTATTACCGCAATCTACTGCCACTGGGATGGCTATCTTGAGGGTGTAGGTAATACGCTACTTAAGCACTACAACAACACATATAAGGTTCTTGATCTGCTAGAGCTTGGCGATATCTCTTCTCTTGGCGAAGAGCTCGGTGTTAAGCATCCGTTCTCTTGTCATATGACTAATCTAAGTCCTCAGGCGTACGACGATGCGTACGGTAAGATGACTACAGCCTATGGTCGTGATCGGGGCGAGAACTGCCCCGCCAAGGATTTCGCCGACGCCACGGCATTCCGTAGTAATTACACCGACTGCGACTTCTTCTATCTTTACGACGGTAAAGAGTGGACTTACGCCGAGCGTGGTCGCCCGTACTTCAAGCCTCTGCCGATCTTGATTGAGGCTTGATTTTAAAAGACAGTCGCGGTATGATTGGTTATAGGTTGAAAAGGAGGTCACATGTCTCGTTCTCTCGTTCAGGAATTCCTCGCCCTCCACCCAGAGATTGATGGTTATACACTCATCTGTGTCTGTGAGGAGATTAACCGAATCACACACGCTGGTGGCGTTCAAGTGGTGCTTCGTCAGGCTCTGCTCTATCCGAGGGCAGAGAAGTATCTGGTAGACGTCTGTGGTTCATTTCAAGCTCTGGAGAATGCATAATGGCTAATATGTCCTACTGCCGTTTCTATAACACTGCCTTGGCTTTCAAGGATTGCCTTAACGCACTAGAAGATATGTCTTCTATAACCGATATAGACAGCGGAGAAGAGGACCGAGCGATGCACCGTCTGGCTGTTCTGGCTCAGTTGTATCTCGATCGTTTCGAAGAGCTTCAAGAACAGGCAGAACTCGAAGAGCTCGAGGAGACACAGAATGCCTAAGGATAACAGCCTAGCAAAGGTACTCGCCGAGATCGCTCTGTCGCTCGGTAGCCTAGTCGCCGGAATCGTATTCATCGGATTGGGAACGAACTTGAACATTGCTTTGGGCGTGTTCTTCCTAATCCTCTATTACAATAGCACACGAAAAGACGACTGATGGCTTGTTTTTAAAGGCGAGTCGCGGTATAGTAGGTTATCAATCAAGAGGAGATATATATGCCCCGTGGTGTTCCGAAGTCTGGTAGCCGTGCCCCTCGCTCTAACGACCGCATGGCTGCGCTCAAGGTAGTTTACGACGCTCGTCCTCAGGAGACCGAGGCTGAGGTCGACGCTCGCATTTCCGAGCGATTCGATATTCTCGACACTCTCACCGAGGCTTGCGTCGTCGGTAACGCACGTGCTCTTATCGTCTCTGGTCCCGCTGGTCTCGGTAAGAGCTACACGGTAGAGAAGCGACTCACCGAGTGGGACCCCGAAGAGGCCAATCACATGATCGTCAAGGGCTACGTGCGTGCGACTGGTCTGGTTAAGTTGCTTTATCATTACCGTCACGAGAATAACGTCATCGTATTCGACGACGCCGACGCGATCTTCTTTGACGACGTCTCTCTTAATCTTCTTAAGGCGGTCTGCGACACGACCGAGCGTCGCCGTGTGTCTTGGATGTCCGAGGGTAAGTTGGTTGACGACGAGAGCGCAGAGCTCGTTCCCCGCACGTTTGACTTTGACGGCACGATCATCTTCATTAGTAACTACGACTTCGACGCGATGATCGATCGCGGTCATAAGCTTGCGCCTCATCTTCAGGCACTGGTTTCGCGTAGCCATTATATCGATCTTGCCATGAAGAACCGTCATGACTATCTGGTTCGCATTCGTCAGGTAATCAAGCAGGGTCTTCTCAGCGATCTTCCGGGCAGCCAGCAGATCGAGGTCATCGACTATATCGAGAGCAATCACGAGCGTCTTCGCGAGTTGAGTTTGCGAATGGCTCTTAAGATTGGTAGCCTCCGCAAGCAGAGCGGCGAGTGGAAGAAGCTTGCGAACGTCACTTGTTGTCGCTAGGATATAGAGCATGATTATCTCCGTAAGAGTTAAGAACCGACAGTACGATAGGCGAGACAAGTTCGCCTATCACATAGAGATGCATGATATGTATACGGGAGAGCTTCTCCCACGCAAGAGTTGGATGAGCGCCGACGAGTTCTGTTTGTCTACGGGAGACAAGAAGTTCCCGTTCCGAGTAATACATATGGACGACGTGGTTGACGGTCTTTTACATTCAAACGACAGGAGAGCAGCATGAATATCGACGAGCGCGAGTTTGAATATACTGCCAAGGCGGTCTTTATTATGAATCCTTCTGCCCGAGAGCGATATGATTCTTGGGAGGACTTGAAGTCTTTCATGGTAGGAATGGCTTATGCTTATTGTCATGAGAGCAATTCCTTTTCTACTGGTGGATTTTGTCTGACGGCATATTCTTCACTTGACGGTAAGGAACGTTTCGTTCGTGCGTCGGTCATGGCTTATGTGGCGTGTAATTATGCCGAGAAGACTCAGCAAACCACGAAGCACATTAAAGAACTGGCGGCTGTATTATGAGCCAACCAGTTCGTTCTGCCTATATTATCAAGACACTTCACTGGGGTAGATATCCTGCTATGTATGGAGAAGAGTGGGTCGACATAGAGTCGATCGCCCATAAAGATTCGCTATGTGAGGCTATAGCCTACGCAAAAGAGCAATCTAAATTATTGAGGACCATAGAGTCCAAAGTATTCTCTAATATTTCTAATGAACTAATGTATAAGGTAGAAGGTAAAGACCAAACGCTGGACCAATGTGGTTGACCAATACACTGTGACCAACAGTCATTGACCAACTATAGCTGACCAACTATCATTGACCAACTATAGGCTACCAACTATATGGACCAACTATGGCTAGAATAACCAGGATTAATCCAATAACAGAACAGCCTAGGACAATAGATATACCTCAGTATGATGCTGATGACTTTGAGAGGTGTATGTATGCATATAAGAATAGTGGTGCTGATCTTGATATTGTGTTGCCTCTATTGACAGATAGGCAGAGATTCTTTATACAGATGGGAATGACGGTAGAAGAATATGAAGAACAGGTAGAGGGTAGGCTGTAGTAATGCGATGGTCGCGTGTTGTAGCTGTGCTGTGCCTGGTAAATGATAGTTTTTGCCTATCGAATCATGGTATATTATTGGGGGAAATAAATCCCGTTTTAGAAATGCAGCCGTTGTTAGGTTCATGTTGTCAAAGATCTCGAACACAGCAATAGCACGATACTAAAGCTGTGTAATTGAGAGCCACACACGAGCTACACAATAAGACACACACAGGAGCTGTGCTATTACGCAGATACTCTAGCAGAGCAATAGGGCGGCACACAACGAGCTTTTATATTAGGGCATAAAGCTTTTAAAACAAAGCCCCCAAATGCCTATCGTTTATCCTTTTTTCATAGGCAGAAACTATCGTCGTTTTTTGATTTTTTGGTTTTTTTTAAAAACGTTTCGGCGTATTATTAATTATAGGTTGAAACGGAGAAACGAAAATGCTTACAATTTCTGAAGCTTTGAAGCTTATTGCTCAGACCGAGTTCAAAGCGTTTGACGCAAACGACTTTGCGTGCTGGGCTGGCGTTGAAACAGAAACTCCGCTTATAGGCTTCAACGGAAGCTTTGCAATAGTTATTGACGGACCCAACGTTAATATTATTGCTGAAGGCGACGAGTACGGCGGACAGTTTTTCTTCCTCGGGGAGAATTGAGGCTTGCTTTTAAAAGACTCCTGACGTATGATTGGTTATAGGTTGAAGCAAAGCTTCGAAAACGAAGAGGTGTTCTAATGGCTACGCAATCCGGTCTCGCTCTCGCTCTCTATGAGGGCAATACTTCTATCACTTGTGCTGAGTTCGTGCTCGAGTTCGCTCTGGCATTCCCCTCTCTGCCCCCGAAGACTGCTGCACTCTACTGGCAGAATAAAGCACGTCGTGCTAAGTTCGGTCTGCCTCCGACTGCGCTTCCTGCTGAGTTTAAGGATGCTGTTGCGGCTCCTACGCCGAAGGCACCGAAGACCCCGAAGGAGAAGGCACCGAAGGTCGTCAAGTTCAAGAAGGAAGTGGCTGCGAAGACTCTGCTGCCCGATTCCGAAGTTGCTAAGATCAAGGCAGCGAATCTCGCCCGTATGAAGGCAGTTTCTTCGAAGACGAAGATCTACGCGAACGTCGCTCGCCCTGAAGGTCCTGGGGTCGAGGACTTCGACGCCGATGAGGCACGTGCTGAGGTGACTAACATCGTGAACGACCTTGACTCGTTCAAGGCACCGAGGTTCCTCTCTAAGGCACAGCTCAAGGCAATGATCTAACACCTATCATACTACAGCTGGGCTTTAAAAACAAGTGCGTGCTAGTCCTTGTTTTTAAAAGTCCAGCACGGTATCATGGACTATAGGTTGAAACGAAGAGGTGCTACATGCCCAAGTATACTGCGCTCGGTGGATTCTGCGGCTCGGATGAGCTCTACGACGTCGTTGCCTATGCCTTCTCCTACGAGGATGCGCTGATGGCTGTCGAAGCTCATCGGATGGCTGATGATGAGTTGTACTATGACTTCTACGTGATCGAGGCGAACCTCAACGGAATGGTCCTCGCAACGAACGTCTAATCATACCTCAGAGGTGTTTTAATGTCAAGCAACGAAACTCTCCTCGTCTTCGCTCCCCTGCTGGTGCTTGTTACGGTCATGCTGTGCGTCTACCTCGCCCGAGAGATCGCCGGTCGAGAGTAGATCGACCCCACCCTCCCCCTTTAGAGAGTTTGGTGGAGGGTACCTGCAGGCTGTGGCGCGAAGCCCCCAGCACAATATTAAAGACCCATTAAGAGTCACCAAGACCAACCACACATACCCCCCCCCACCGCTTTTCCTATGCACAACTTGAATTCTAAAATTTTTCTCTCTAGAAAAAATCATTGACTAAACCTCTTTTATACAGTATAATCATTAATGAAAGGACCACACATGAAACATCGAAGTAAGCTCAATGGATTCAGTAACACAAATACAGGACATGTCGTATTGGTTATCGATAAGACACGTATCATTGAACGATTAGAGTATCCAACGTATGGTAAGGCGATGTGGGGAGTCCTGGCGATGGAAGAACAGTATCCAGGCATGGAAGTAGAATACCGTGACGTGCGAACATTTCGAGAAGATACATATGAGTAAGTATGATGACAGCTATAAACCTTCTCTAAGGGAACAGCAAGCCTATGCCATGGGTTATGGTGCAGTAGAGAATGGAGTTGTTACTTTGGATTTATTCGAGGATAATCCCTTTGATAATATAAAGGATACTTTATTGTGGGAAGCCTGGGAGATTGGATTCAACGATGCGTTTGATGATTATGTTAAGTATATGAAACTGATGGGGTTGTAATGATGAAGAAAACAGTATTGATGATTGATCCACCTTCTGGTTGGAAGTATGGCTTTCCTATGCCAGTACCAGATCCAAAACCAGAGAATATGACAGCCTGGCTAGTTGAGCAGGGCTACCCTCAGAAAGAAATCGATGCCTGTGGAGATTACTTCTACTGCAGGTATTGGGAAACTGAAATCGAAGATAACACAGAGAAGGAAAATGGTAATGAAGTTTGAAATTGATGATGATATCGTATCTAAGATTATTGTTAACGAACTAAAGCGAGACTACATCTCCCAGCAGGATGAGATCCGTAGACTCAAGGAATGTCCAGGTCCACTGAAGCAGTTTCAGTATGAAGACCTCTTTCATGCCTTTGAGATCTCCGAGGCTCTTGAGGTTATCCTCCAGTACTACATCTATCGCCCCGAAGCACAAGAGTTCATTCGTGAGCATAGTGTGCGTCAGAAATTTCCTAGGGAGTAATAAGATGAATAATGTTCTTAAGTTTCCGAAGAATGTAGAGTATATCAATAACGTTCCTGTGCCTGTTCCTAAGACGGCAGAAGACTATCTTAGGCTCTGTAAGAGACTTCTTACCGAAGAAGACTACGTAGAGGTCTGTATGGCGATTCTTGATCCCGAAGAGTACGACGAAACAGAAGTTGAGATTAAACGTATCGTCGACTCCTATTATGCTTTTGTTGAAAAAACAAATTGACTTTAGAGTGAAAACAAGCTAATATATGTATATGATGAGTTGATGACTTGTCTGTGAAACTGAAAGGAAACTTTGTTATGGCGCATGAAATCGAAAACGTGAATGGTAAGGATCAAATGGCTTTCGTTGGGGCGACGCCCTGGCATGGTCTCGGTGTTAAGGTTCCTGCTGACCTGACTCCCCATCAAATGCTCGAGGCTGCTGGTCTCGATTGGACTGTCGAAAAGATCCCTGCCTTCGCAGAGGTCGGTGGTAAGAACGTGGCGATTGGTCAGTCGGCTCTCGTTCGCTCCATGGATAATAAGATCCTGGACGTGGTCTCCGATGACTGGAATCCCGTTCAGAATGAGGAAGCCTTCGAGTTCTTCAATGAGTTCGTGGCTGCTGGTGATATGGAAATGCATACTGCTGGCTCGCTCAAGGGTGGTAATATCGTCTGGGGTCTGGCCAAGGTCAAGGAATCCTTTGAACTCTTCAAGGGCGACCAGATTGATTCCTATCTTCTCTTCAGTAACTTCCATAAGTATGGCTACTCGACCGACGTTCGGTTCACTCCGATCCGTGTCGTTTGCAATAATACGCTCACTCTGTCTCTGAATAGCAACGTCGAACGTATGGCCAAGATTAGCCATCGTAAGGTCTTTGACCCCTCGAACGTCAAGGATATGCTCGGCATTGCTACGAACAAGCTGGCCAAGTATAAGGAGATGGCTTCATTCCTCGGCTCAAAGCAAGCCAAGGGCGAAGATATCGTCGAGTACTTCTGCCGCATCTTCCCCGTCTCTGGCTCTAATGTCAAGAAGAAGGAAGTCTCGAAGTCTGCCCAGCTGGCTCTGGATATCCTGCATACCCAGCCTGGCAGCGAGTATGCCGAGGGTACTTGGTGGCAGCCATTCAATGCCGTCACCTATCTGACCGATCACCTTGCTGGTCGTTCGGCTGATACTCGCCTTACCTCTGCCTGGTATGGTTATAACAAGGGTGTCAAGACCAAGGCTCTCGAGCTGGCAATCGAAATGGCGGAGGCTGTGTGATGGCTTACAATACAGAAAAGTGCACTTCTAAATTAACACCTGTAAAGCTTAATGGGGAAGTAATAGACAATTACTATCTTGATAATAATGGTGACTTGTACAGCACCAATCATTTGAGGTGGAAATATCAGGGAAATAATCTCGCCAGGAAAATTAGGTGGTCTATTGCTGGCAAAACAAAATATCCTCGTTGCAATTTGCGTATTGATGGTAATAATAAAACCGAAAATATGCATAAAATTGTAGCCGAAACATTTATTGAGAAACCTTTGCCTCCAGGTGTTTCTGTGAAGGAATGGATGGGTACCCCAGAAAGCGTTAAGCGTTGTTTCGATAATTTTTGGGAAATCAATCATATCGATCATGACCCAACGAATTTTAATCCTCTAAATTTAGAGTGGGTCTCGAGGCGCGAAAATATAAACAAGTATCAAGAATATAGGATAGCAGCGTGATGAAGCAGGACGAAGTAGATATTCTAATTAAGTCTCGCCTTGATTGGCAGCGTCTAGATACGATTTTCAATCCTATGTCTAAACGGATGACAGAGCTTATCGAGACGCATGGGTCTAATGGTGTATATATCGCCACTCGTGCAGAATTTAAAACCGACGATCTTATCTCTCCTAACTTCGGTTATATCGGTAAGAGTAAGTCTATCTTTGGTCGTGTTTGGTGCATGAAGACCAATAAACATAATGCTTGTAATTACATAAAGCATAACAATATCACAAACGACGATATCTGGGTTCGTTTTTTATTCACCGAACCTGGGAACGAAGCAAGGCTCGAGCAAATCCTTCACGATAAGATGAAGGAACAGTTTGGGTATACCTTTGCCTGGCGCGAAGCCTCTGCCGGAACTGAAGGCTCTATGCTTCGTATCTTTGAATTGATTGATAAACTAACTAGTCGTGAAGATGCAGAAAATGTCTTTCAGCGTGCAAAAGAGCGTTGTGTAGAACTGTATCTCGAGACGCTTGGAAATGAAACGGAAAAGGACTAATCAATGGCTCGTCGCGCTGCACTTATTGCTAAAAAGCCCAAGACCAATCGCATCTCACGAAGCGAGACGTATCTTGTTAATCGTAAGTATATGGGCGACGAGCTAGAGTTCCTTGGTGCTATGACCGAAGGGGAAATGGCACGTGCGTGTAATTGGTATAATTGCATGTGCGATAAGAAGGATGCTCGCGATTATACAGAGACTTGGCTCAAGAATCAAAACCGTCTGATCGAGCTTAAGAAGTTTCGAGCAGTTCCTGATGAATGGGTTAACCTCACCTGCGCCTGGATCGCCCGCCTGATCAATAAGGGATATGAGGTTCCTGCGCATTCTAAGAAGTTTCTTGAGGAAACCTTTGCCTATATCCTTACAAAAGCCAAGGTAGCAGAACCTACAAATACAAATAAGACGTCTATCCAGGATCGTATGCGCGACCGCCAGTCAGAAATTATTGGCGATATCGAAGAGCTTATTGACAATGGCGAAGTGTTCTCGCTCTACGATTGGCTAAAGGGCAAAGAGATCCCTGCTGCTTATTGTCCAGCTATAGCTACGTATTACGCTCCTATACTTGGCGAACTTATCGAGGCGCTTGACGGCGTAGACCCCCAGCTTAAGGAAGCCTATGGGCATATGACCAAGAAGCAGCTTAGGGATCGAATCGAGTTCTATAATAAACTGATCGAGGATGCCGAGCGTTACGGTAATGTAACCAAGAAAACTCGTGCTCCTCGCAAGCCTCGTACTATCTCTGTAGAGAAGAAGCTCAAGAACTTTAAGTATCAGAAGGAAGATAATACCTTCAAGATCGCCTCTATTAACCCAGAGAAGCTTATTGGGTGCCAGGAGCTTTGGACTTTCAATACAAAGAATAAAGTTCTTACAGTGTTCCGTGCTATCGATCGTGGTGGGCTTCAGGTAAAGGGCACTAGCATTATCAATTATGATGAGGCTAACTCTATCAGCAAACGCACTGGTCGCAAGCCAGAAGAGTATGTTAAGAAGGTCCAAGAAGCAGGTAAGGTTACTCTTCGTAAACTTATGGACGAGCTTAAGAGCGACGCTACCTTTGCCCACCGCATCAATGAAAATACTATCCTGCTAAAGATAACTTGACTTTAATTGGTTAGTGTAATATACTAAATATATTACTTGGTTGTTGAGGCGCACGGAATAGACGATCCAGACTCGGGGGCAGTACCCGACGCCTCCACCATGGATACACTTGCTAGTGAGGCACATCCTTTAAACCAAGCGGGTTTGAGTCCCGAGGCTGGTGAGTGTATCTTTGATGGGGGCGAAATAGGCTCGATGGATTGAAGTAAAGGTACGAAGAGACTAAGTAAACGTTAGATGCAAACGATAATGCACCCCTAGTTATGGCACTTGCTGCCTAACATGCGTTCGGCGGGAACGTGGAAACAGAATCCCGCCACCCTTTCAGGTCTCTTAGCTCAGTTGGATAGAGCAACAGCCTTCTAAGCTGTGGGTCGATGGTTCGAGTCCATCAGAGATCGCCATTATGGGGGTGGGTGTAAGACACGAGAGAGACTTATAAACTCTTTAGCAGTAGATGACTGTTCTAGACCAGGAGCGTTACCTGGCATCCCTACCATTATCAGGAGATAGCATGAGCAAGGCAAAATTCGTTAAGGATATCCCTCTTGGCGTTCTAATGTTAGTTTTATCACAGTTCCTATTCTATGGGGCAAACTACTTCGCCAACTTTCCTAAGTGGTATGAGATGGCAGGAATCCTATTTTGCACATTGATTGCTAGTGATATGATTAATTTTGGTTTTCGTTTGATCAAAGGATTTGAAGTTGATAAACCTGAATAATTTTGTTTTTATTGAAGAGATCGAAAAACTTTGTAGCACCAAAAATATCGAATATATAGATGCAGTTGTTATGTGGTGCGAGAAAAATAATCTAGAAGTTGAAACTGCTGCTCATTGGATTAGAAAAGATCCTGTGATGAAATCTAAGATCCAATCAGAAGCAGAGAATATGAATATCCTCAAACGTGGGGCAAGGCTCCCTCTTTAATAGGAGTAAGCGGTGGGTTATCGTAGTACAAGAAAAACAGCTTGCGTAGAGGTTGATGTTGATTTTGACCTTGATGATTTTGACGAACAAGATCTTGTTGATTACCTAGAAGAAAAGGGATACACTGTTATGGAAGGTAAAAACGAATCAAAGTTTGAAACCTTCGAGGCTCTTGATAAGAAAATCTGGCAGCTGTATCTAATGTACATCTCGTGCAATGGTGCTGGTCATTTGATGGATAAAGAGCTTGGTGACTTTTTCGCAGAGTACTACAACAAAGTAAAAGTATGATGTCAGCATTCGAATGTTATCAAGAGTATCTTGCTCTTAAGAATCATTTCAGTAAGCCCACCTATGACTACTTCAAATATAATGGCAAGATGAAGGTAAACATATCTTCGTTTGATAAACGTAAAGATAAGTTGTTCTTTCAGAAGCTTGCCAAGCATCCAGACGTTCATAACTTCCTTATTGCTAATCTTTCAGTTAATGAAAAGTCATGGATACGTGAGTTAGCTTATAGTGAAGAGGCAGAGAAAACATATAAGGATTGGCTAAAACGTCAGCAGTCTTTATCTTATGTTTTCAAACAAGAGCTTGGTAAACTTGACCCCAAGTTCAACGATAACTTCGTTTGTAGGAATAACGAACATCCTACACTTTTGAAATTGTATCTTGGCAAAGAGATTAGCCTTGATACTATGTGTTTGCTATTAGATATATCTCATGCTAAGAAGCATTGGGACTCTAAGATGCAATATGATTTGATTTGGGATAGTCTCCGAATCAAAGTTGAGAAGTACTCTCCATTCATATCATACGATAAGGATAAGATAAAAAATATCATCCTTGACTATTTTGACGAATAGAGGTACACTAAATAATGTTGAAGCATTAGCTTCTATACATCGCAATATATTGTCATACAAACATACGGAGAATACATATGGTAGATTTTTCTAAGCTTAAGTCAATGTCTGGTAAGAAGTCACTTGAGGCTCTTACTGCTGAACTTTCCAAGGTTAATGGAACTTCAGAATCAAAGGGTTCAGACGAGCGTTTCTGGACCGCCACAGTCGATAAGGCTGGCAATGGATACGCAGTTATCCGCTTTCTTCCTTCCCCTCCCGATGAAGATGTTCCTTTCGTTCGCGTGTTCGATCACGGGTTCCAGGGTCCAGGTGGTTGGTATATCGAAAACTCCTTGACCACTCTTGGTAAGCAGGATCCAGTTTCTGAGTATAACTCTAAGCTTTGGAACTCTGGTATCGAGGCCAACAAGGAAATCGCTCGTAAGCAGAAGCGTCGTCTTCACTTTATCTCTAACATTTATGTGGTTAGCGATCCTTCTAATCCTGCTAACGAAGGTAAGGTATTCTTGTACAAGTATGGCAAGAAGATCTTCGATAAGCTCAACGATGCTATGAACCCACAGTTCCCTGGTGACGAGCCTGTTAATCCTTTCGATCTTTGGGCTGGTGCGAACTTCAAGCTTAAGATTCGTAACGTTGAAGGCTATCGTAACTACGACAAGTCAGAATTCGATAAGGTTGGACCTCTTCTTTCTGATGATGAGGAACTTGAAGGGATTTGGAAGGCTGAACATTCTCTCCAGGAATTTCTTGCTCCTAAGAACTTCAAGAGCTACGAGGAACTTCACACACGTCTTATGAAGGTTCTTGATGAGAATACTCCTGCTGTTAAGGTTGCTCGTGCAGAGGAAGAAGACCTTCCATGGGCACGAACTGAACCTGCTCCTAAGTTTAAGGCAGCTGATACACCTAAGCATATTGCAGAAGACGACGATGATGAGTCCTTGGAATTTTTCAAGAAGCTTGCTGGTTAATACGGAAAGGGAGCTTCGGCTCCCTTTTTTTTATGCTGCGTTAACGCCATAATATCTGAGAACATCACCAGCCCAATCGCCCTTACCAAAAGAAGAGTCATCGGATCTAGATCCAGGATTATAAGAAGCTTGTCTTAGTTGGGGTTCTTCAGTTTGCTGTGGTCTCTGTTGTTCCTGTTTTCTTGAAGCAGCTTCATCGGCATTTTGTCTCGTTGCGGCTTCTTCGGTTGCTTTTTCTTTTATAACTTTAGCAGTATTGGCTTTATCTGCTTCAAATAATCTACCAGCTGTGTCATCATCTGAACCAGGTTTTGCATAAGAAGGAGCTAAATTGCCTTGTGCTGCTGGTGTTTGAGGAATTGGAGCATCTTCCCTTTTTGAAGGGGTTAGTGCTGATAATATACTTCCTAATATTCCGCCTTGACCTGGGAATCCATTTTCTACCCCTCTTTTTGGTTCAAATGGTATAACTTTACCGCCCATGAAATCTTTATCGAAAGTTTTTGGGCCAATATTTGGCCCGCCAGCAGTTTGCGTTCCTCTTGTAGATTCATTTGAAGCTGTTGGCCCAGGAACTTGACTGCCAGTTTCTTTTTTAGTGCCTCCTTTAGAATC